TGCTGCCAGCCGGGCCGCTGCCAAAGCGGAAACAGATGCTGCAAGAGAATCGGCACTTGTCGTAAAGCAGGCTGCGCGCGAGAAGGCCGCAGCAGCAAAGCAGGCCGCACAGGAAGCAGCAAACGCATCTCGGATTGCCTCACGCGAGCATCAGGCATCCACACTCGCCATGGAGCGCGAGAGACAATCAGCGCAGCGCCTTGCAGCAGATCTGCGACAACAGGCTGCCGTTTATAATCAAACCAAAGTCCAGGTGCTGGAGCTTAACAAGGCCCGCGACCTGTCACGTATCAAGATTGAGGCAGAGCGACGGTCGGTAGCTGCCGCGTATGATGAACTGATCCGCAAAGTTCGTCAGGCCGATCGCGAGCAGTCGGCATTCACACGTAACACCGGCGCCGGCTTTGCCCGACTCACTACTGCAGTCGGTGGATTCCTCACTGTCTATGGCGCTATCCGTGCCATCCGTGCCACGACCAACCTCACCGACGAGTACGCGCGCATTACTGCGCAATTAAACCTTGCAACCGATAGCCAGGCTGAATTCAACGTAGCGCAAGAAGAAACGCTACGCATCGCGAATATCACGCGCGCGCCAGTGCAGGACATCATCAACACCTATGCTGCTCTTGAGCGCTCGACCGAAGAGCTCAGGCCGTCGCAGGAATCGCTCGTGCGGGTGCTGGAGACCGTCAGCAAGGCCATTGCATTAACGCCTGTTAGTGCGGATACATCACGCGCCACGTTAACCCAATTCGGGCAAGCCTTGTCTGGTGATTTCAAAAACGGCGCGCAAGAACTCAATAGCATTTTGGAGCAAACACCAGGCCTTGCGATTGCGATAGCTGACGGCCTTGGCGTGCCCACTTCAGCGCTGAAAGCAATGGGCGAGCAGGGCGAACTGTCCGCCGATCTCGTATTCAATGCGCTGCAGCGCATATCCAGCGACATCGACCAGAAGTTCACCGAGATTCCCACCACTGTTAGCGGCGCAATGACCCAAATGCGCAACGATATCGTCACAGCGCTGGGACCCGCCGACGTTGCGCCGCTTGTCGAAGGAATTCAGACACTGCGCGATACGCTAACCGATCCTGCAGTAAAAGCTGGTTTGCTCGCGCTTGCCGAAGGACTGCTCACTGTTGCGGCAGCGGGAGCAGAGGCCACATCCGGCATTGTTAATTTCATCACGAGTGGTGCCGAAGGCTTGTCGAGGATGTTCAACGGCATCGCCTCGAACGATATCCCGGCCATTGAACGCAAGATTAACACCCTGAAGAACGCTATCGACGACCTGCAGAGCCTGAACAAGCAGGAGATCGCGGCCGGCGGTAACAAGTTTGTCGAAACCCGGCTGAAGCAGATCGAACTGCTGCAAACCGAACTGCAAAAAATGCAGGATCTTCTGGCGCTGAATCAGGAGCCCGAAGTCGCCGCCGATGCCGAATCGGCAGACGCCAAGGTCGAACGGCTGCGCAAAGAAGCTGAAGCCCGCATGGAAATCGCGCGCGCTACTCGGACGCAACAGGCCGAAGAAGAAAAGCTCGCCAAAGCAGCCGAACAGCGGCAAAAACAAGTTACCGACACCATTGCATCCTTACAGGCAGAAGCTGATACATACGGTATGTCTGCAGAGGAAATTGTTCGGTACCAGCTGGCCGCGCTTGGCGCCACTGATGTCGAGATTAATCGTGCCGCAGCGCTTGCCAACACACTCGATCAACTGAAGAAAAAAGAGCAGGCGGAAAAAGATTCAGTCAAAGCGGCCGAAGATCGCATCGAGCTCGAGAAAAAGCTGGCCGGTGAGCTCATCGAGGTGCAGCTACGCACGCTTGAGGGTGCAGGGCAGGGCGTAACCGCGGCTCGCATTCGCCTGCAGCAGGAATTTGCCGAACTTATTCGCAACCTGCAGGCCGTCGGTAATGAGGCCGGCGTCGAACTCGTTCAGAAACTGATTAACACGGAAGAGGCGCGCATCCAGTTCGACGAACTCAAACGCCAGTTTGATGAAGTGGTCGCTGATCTACAGGCGCGTCAGGAGTCGCTCGCCAACCAGGTTACAGTCGGCGCAATCACGCCATCATTTGCAGACGAACAGCAGCGAGAAGCCCGCGATGTTGCCCTGCAGCAGCTCCGACAGCTTACTGAGCAGATGCAAGCCCTTGCGGCTGCTACTGGCGAGGAAGGTCTTGTACGTGCGGCGGACGCCGCGGCAGCGGCGCTGGGTCGTCTTGAAGTCGAAGGCATGACCGGATTGGAAGGTGCAATCGCCGGCCTGCGCGCCAGTTGGGACCAGATGCAGCGCAAATTCGCCGAATCAACCGTCAATGCAGGGGTCGATTCGCTGACCAACTTTTTTACCAACCTTGCCACCGGCGCAAAAACTGGCGGCGAGGCTCTGCGCGATTTCGTTCGCTCCTTTGCGACCAGCATGGCCCAGATCGCCGCTCGAGCGCTCGCAACTTTCCTTGTGCTGCAGTTACTCGACGCTGTTTACCCAGGCCTCGGCAAAATCACTGCCGCCACCATGTCGGTCGGCGTTCAACACGCAGGCGGCATGGCCGGTAGTGGACCAAAACGTAAAGTCAGCCCGCTGCTGTTCGCCAATGCGCCACGCTTCCACAACGGCAGCGGAGTACTGGGCCTGAAGTACGACGAGATCCCGGCCATTTTGCAAACCGGTGAGCGTGTGCAATCCCGAGAAGAAGTGGCTGCGATGAACAAAGGGCAGGGAGGCAGCCGCGGTGTTCGAATTGTCAACTTGCCTGACAAAGACCTGGCGCGTGATTTCCTCGAGAGCTCGAGTGGCGAAGAGGTAGTGCTCAATATTCTGGAACGCAACGGCATGAGCCCGAGCCAACGGTTCACAGGGTAAGTTATGACTGCCGACATAAAACCCTGGCTTTTTCGACCCGACGGTGAAGTGACAGAGCGTCTCGAGTTCCTCACGGATCCGCTCATTCACTTTGACGCCTCCGAACAACGTAGGGATCTGCGCGAATTTCCGCGCCGCCATTTCGATTTTGCCATCGGCATCAGCGATAACGAGCGCCGGCTCGCTGAAAACCTGCTTTTCAGTGGGCAGGCCGGGGAGTATTACCTGCCGATCTGGATGGACAGCGAGACATTGACTGTAGCGCTCAGCCCGGGCGCTTCCAACATCCCCGCTGACACGCTCGTGCGCGACTACCACATCGGCGGCCATGTCTGCCTGTTCATCAGCCCCCTGCAATATGAAATATTGGAAATCGTCGGTGGCAGCAGTACAACGATCGTCGTCGACTCTGTCGCAGGTACTTGGCCGGCCGGCACCACCGTGATGCCGATCCGCATCGCACGCCTGCCAGACCAGGTGCAGGTGAATCGCTTCACCGGGGGCGACCTGTTAGCCCGCTTGCGCTGGTCCTGCACCGACGACAGTGCCTACACCGCCACAAGCGGGACAACCTACCGCAACCACGACGTACTGCTGCAGCGCCCGGTCTGGTCGGCTGATCTTCGTCAGGATTTCGTCAGAAAATTGTCTGAGCTTGACGCGCGCGTCGGCGGAATTTTTGTGGACGACGAGAGTGGGGGTGCGGTCCTGCTGCAGTCGCACCGGTGGACATTGATCGGTCGGTCAGAAATCGCCGCTTTTCGTGGGTGGCTGTATGCCCGCCGCGGTCGCCTCAATGCTTTCTGGATGCCGACTTTCGCCCAAGACCTTGTGGTCGTTGCCGATGTTGCGGCGGACGCCACCACGATCGATGTCGAGCACAGCGGCTATGCGGAACACATTGCCCAGTCTCTCGGCCGTCGCGATATCCGCATCGAGCTGTACAACGGCGCCGTGCATTACCGCCGCATCATGGACAGCGAGGAAATCAGCACCTCCGTCGAGCGCTTGACGATCAGCGACCCGCTGGGCGGTGCCACTGCCGCTGCGGACATTGCAGTCGTCTCATTCATGTACCCTGCGCGCCTTGATTCAGACGGCATCGAGTTGGCGTGGTGGAAGTGGGACGTCGTGGAATCGTCGCTCCTGATTCGAGGGACCCGCGATGATATTTAGGGCGTCTGAATATGACATTTGATGCGGTAGAGCGCAGTTATCAAGGCGGCAAACCAACTGAGGGCTATCAATTCGCGCGCGGCAACAAGATATGGCGATTCACGTCTGCGAAAGCCGACGTCGTGTTCGATGGCTTCACCTGGACAGCCGTGCCTGGCTTGTCGCACACCGGCATCGAGATGTCAGCGCAAAAGGCCCGCAACACCATGAGCGTCACCGCGCCGCGCGACTTCGTGATCGCTCAGTTGTTCCTGGCGACGGCGCCGACGGACATCATCAGCCTGACGCTATTCAATTTCCACCGCGGTGAAAGCGAGACTGCCGTCGACTGGATTGGTCGCGTGCTTAACGTGCAGTGGCAAGGATCAAAAGCTGTGCTCAGTGGCGAGCCGTTGGGTCTGTCCTATGGCCGCATAGGCCTGCGCATGCTGTTTCAGGACGGGTGCCCGCACGTGCAATACCAGGGCCGCTGCAAATTGAACAAGGACGATTGGAAACGCGAGTGCATTGTGACAGCGGTCGACGGCCTGCAGCTCACGGTCGACGGCCTCGATGCACTCAATTATGCCGGCGGCTGGGTCGAGAAAGAGGACGCCGACGGCAATCTCGACCTGCGGTTTATCCGCTCGTTCGATGGGTTGGTGCTGACCCTGACGCAACGTTTTCAGGACATCGCGCCTACGGACGAGGTCGTCGTATATCCGCACTGCCACCAGAACATGCAGTCGTGCGATGACGACTACCACAATCTGAACAACTACGGCGGCACCACGATGTTCATGGCTGACAAAAATCCTTTTGACGGCACGCCGATATTTTGAGGTGAAACAATGACCCCGTTTGAATGGTTTATCGTCCTTATTGCAACAACTCTCATCGCGCGGGCGCTGGCGCCAAAGCCACCGCAACCGAAGCCGGCCGCACTCGAGGATTTCGATATCCCGGTCGCCGAGCGTGGAAAGCCGATGGGTGTGGTTTTTGGAACTGTAATTATCGAATCGCCGAACACGCTCTCGTATGGCGATTTGAATGTAACCGCGATTCGCAAGGAACCTGAGAAAAAATGACCGATACAACCGAACTTCGCGTCTTCCTGCGACACTGCGTCGGCCCTGATCGACGTTATTGCGTGCCTGGGATGCGGCTTTTTGCCAAGCGTCACGGCCTGAGCCTGAGCAAGTTCGCGCGCGAGGGCCTGCCAGCCAGCACGCTCGCGGCAACTTGCGACGCAATGGCGCTGCGCGCAATTGAAAATGCTCGCAAAGAGGCCGGGGTCGCGTAATGGGCAAACAGACCGTCGGATACAGATATGGCTTGGAACTGCACTTCGGGCTGAGCCATCCCGTCGATGCGCTGCTTGAGGTCCGCGTCGCCGATCGCACCGCGTGGTCTGGCGAGCTCACCAGCAATGACGAGATCACGATTAATAAACCGGACTTGCTCGGTGGCGACGAAAAAGAGGGCGGCATTGTCGGTACTGCAGACGTCATGTTCGGGCGCGACACCCAGATGCCTAACAGCTACCTGGCATCCCTGTTTGCGGGACTGATGCCCGCGTTTCGCGGCATGATGGGGTTTGTCTGGAAAGGTGGTCAGGTCACGGCCAACAACCCTTACATCAAACCTTGGTCGTTCAAGGTGCGGCGCATCAACGAGGGCTGGGGCGAGACGCAGCAAGAGGGCAATGTCTATCAGGGGCAGCAGCTTTTTCACTGGGAAGTGGATGATATTGATCCGCGCAACTGTAGCAATGACCATGAATACAGTTTTCAGGGCTTTTACCTGGACAACAGCGGGAAAACTGTTTGGGATACTGAGGCCAACACGATGGCCGCCGCGCAGGCACACCTCGGCTTTTCGCTCGGCCCCTTGGCAGGATTTAACGCGAGCGGGGGGCCGAACCTTAACGGATACGGCTACTCCAATCCTGCCGGCGAGGATCTAGCGGTAACCTTGCATTATCTTCCGACGACGCCGGCTATCTATGCAAACGCCTCAATAGGCGGACAGCTGAGCGGCAACTTGTTTGCGCTGTTTGACGGCGGCGGCATTGCTTTAAACACGCCATTTTTTTGGAATGGCGCCGTGCCTTCCGGCACGTTCGTCGCGCAGCGGCCTGGTATCTGGGTCGTTAAGGCGTTCAGTGATCCAGACCCGCTGCCCGATATCCCTGGTTACATGTTCCACATGAATAATGGCCTGTGGCCTGAAGTCGGTTATGTCGCCTTCCTGTTTTTTCCAACGATTTATATCAACGTGCGCCGCAAGCCGCGACCGCCGGATGATCCTTGTGCCCCAAAGTGCACGCCGGCGTGGCCCGACTGGGAAGAAGACTCAAATTTCTGCGTAGTTGGTGACCAATTGGTCGAAAAAATAAACTGGACCGAGGTGTCCGGCAATTTCAAGGCACTTGCCCTTTACCAGCACACGGACACGCAGGAATACGTACTGCAGTATCCGCTGGAGCCGGTCATCGATGAAAACCATGCCGATTACAACGACGAGGCCTACTGGACAGCACTGTATAACGTCGCAGTGGATGCAGGCCAAATGCCTGCAGGCCTGACCTATAACCCATCCGGTACCGGCAACTACCTGACGTACCCGCGCCGGACTAACACTGCCTACCTGAGCGACGTAACGACCGTTACCGTGCCGGACATATGGGAGCCAGATCTCGCACGCATCGGCGACGACATGAACCCGGCGCACATCCTGTACCAGGCACACACCAACGGCGACTGGGCCATGGGCTGGCCGCGGGCTCTCATAGGCGACACCTTCGCGACTGCCGCCGAGACCTTGTACAACGAGGGTTTCGGGCTGTCCTTTTTCTGGACTCAGCAGGAAAAAATCGACGTCTTTTGCCAGATCGTACTGGACCACATTGCCGGCGTGATCTACCCGAACCGCAGGACCGGCCAGTTCGAGTTAAAACTGATTCGGGACGATTACGACCCCGACACACTCGAGGAATTCGACCCCGGCAACATTCTGGAAATGCAGAGCTTTCAGCGGGGCGGGTACGGCGAGACGGTGAACGAGGTCATCGTCATTTACACCAACCCGCTGACCGGCAAGGACATCGCCACACCACCAGGTCAGGACATGGCCAACATTCGTGCCCAAGGCGGTGCCGTTATCACCCGTAAGATTCATTACCCTGGCATTACCAGCGCCGAGCTGGCACTGCGCGTGCGCGATCGCGAACTGATTGCCGGCTCGACGCCGCTGGCAAAGGGTCGAATTGTTGTCGATCGTACCGCATGGGCAGTCGTCGCAGGCGATGTGCGCAAATTGACGTGGCCGATAGAGAACATAGAGGGCTTGGTCGTGCGCGTCCTCGACGTCAAATATGGCACGCTGCTGGACGGCGCCATCACTGTCGATTTTGCCGAGGATGTCTGGGGCTTGCGTGAAAACAGCTTCGGCGAGCAACAGTCGCCGCAGTGGGTAGATCCGACCACTGAGCCCGAGCCGCTCACGCAACGCGTGGTTGAGGAAGCCAGTTATTACGATCTACGGCGGCGTCTGGATCCTGCCAACCTGGCGATATTGCCCGACGACAGCGGCTACCTGCTGACTACAGCCGTCAGAATCGCACGGGACAATATTGACTATGCCATCCGCACCCATAATGGCACCGCGTTTGTAGAAGTGGCCAGGGGCGATTATTGCCCCAGCGGCGTTTTGTCCGGCCCGCTTGGCCTTCCCACGGATAGCGGGATCAACACCATTGATCTCGATGCCGTTGTTGACGGCGACCTCGTGCAGCTCGCGACCTGCGCGCTGGTCGGCACCGAGCTCGTGCGCATCGATGCCTGGAACTGGGACGCGACCACGCGTATTGGCCACGCCACCATCGGCCGCGGCGTACTCGACACCGTCGCGATAGCGCACACAGCCGGCACCAGAATCTATTTCCTCGACAGTGTCTCCGACACCGACGGCGTGCAGCGCGTCGACGGCGAAACCGTACAGGTCAAGCTGCTGCCGCGCACGATTCAAGGCGAGCTCGATGTCGACGACGCGACCGCCGACTCGGTGACATTCGACAGCCGCATGTTCAGGCCGTATCCGCCTGGCCGGCCGCGCCTCAATGGCGAACTGTACCCGGTAAGTCTCTTCGAGGTTGCAATTACCGTCGACTGGGCTCACCGCGACCGTCTGCTGCAGAACCTCGAAGGCGAGGAAACCGGCAGCATCGGCCCAGAAGACGGCACCACCTACAAGTTGCGCTTTGTGGATCATGTCACCGAAACCGAGTTGTACCTCGCCGAGGGCATCACCGCCGACTCGCACCTGGTTTCCCCGTCAATCAATGGCATTTACACCCTACGCATGGAACTTTCGAGCGTGCGCGATGGCGTCGAAAGCCGCCAAAAGCAAACTCACGTTTTCTATTACATTAACGGTGACTATCGCATTACTGAGGATGGCTTCCGACGTTATCTCGAAGGCGACCCAGGCGACGAACTGATAGACCGACTTTTAGAGGATTGACACATGGCAGGCATTAAAATCAGCGAATACGACGATGCAGCGGCATTGACTGGCTCGGAACTCATTGAAATGGTGCAGGGCGGGGTGAACGTTAAATTCACGCCGACACAAATGCGTACTTATGTGCTCACCGACATAACGACAGCGATGTTCGCTGTGAATGTTGTTGACACCGACATCACACTCGCCGCAAACAGCGACACACGGCTCGCTACGCAAAAAGCCATGAAAGGCTATGTGGATGCCTTGGTATTGAGTGCAGGGTCGGGGGATGTTGTGGGTCCGGCCTCGGCCGTGAACAATAATTTTGCGGCCTTCGACGGGACCACAGGCAAACTGATAAAAGACAGCGGAAAAGCAATCCCATCGGGCAACGTGGCAAGTGACACCGTCACCACCGAATGCATAGCCGGATATATAGCAACCGTTGCTAACAAGACTTACAAGATTGTTGTGAAAATCCCGCACGGCGCAACTATCACTGAAGCCACAACAATCAGTGAGAGCGGCACCTGCACGGCCACCTTCAAGATCAACACCACCGCATTGGGCGGCACGGCCAACAGCGTCAGCACCACTGAAACCAGCCAATCACACGCAAGCGCCAATGTCGCCTCTGCAGGCGATGATATTCAACTTACCGTGTCTTCGAATAGCACATGCCTCGGACTCAGTTTCAGCCTGAAATATACGAGGACGCTGTCATGATTGTATTTATGGATACCGATGGCGGAGGCGGATCCCCACCTACTTCGACCAAGTGGAACCCGCTGGACATGGTATCCGGCGTGGTACTGTCAAATGGCGATTTAAACGCCGTGCGCAGTTCTGGTAGCGGCTGGGGGTCGTTGCGCGCCACACAAGGCAAGTCAACGGGTGATAGGTATTTTACTGTTACCGTTGTTCAAACCACGGGAGGCTATGTGATGATTGGAGTTGCTAACGCCAATGCTTCTCTGGCCAAACATTTGGGTCAGGATGCCGCCGCAATCATGTCAGCGGGGGTCTGGAGCAGTGGCACTCTTTGGTATCGCCTGTCAGTATCGCAAGGAAGCACTCCCTCTACGTCTTATTCCAACGGAGCAGTGATTGGGGTGCGGGTGAATTTTTCGACGCTCACCGTAACTTTCTATGATGACGCAACCGGAGTCTCGCTGGCGAGCAAAATAGATACAGGTTCGTGGACATTGCCATTCTACCCTGCCGCGTCCTTGTGGCCAGCTGGCGGGTCAATTTCAAACCTGAATTGCGGTGGACCGTTTGGCAATTTGCCCGCGGGAGCATCAGCTTGGGATAGTTAGTGACAAGCCCATTCCCACGCAGCATCGAACGAAGCAACAGACTCCGGCAAAATCTCATGCGGAAATTGATCAGACTCTAAAACCGTATACTTTTCGCGGGTTGCAATAAACCTCTGGAATCCGGTTCTGCCGCCTTCAAACTTTTCCGCGTCCACTTCTCCGCAAGCGACCGGCACCCATCGCCCGCTGTTGTAGTAAACATCCCTGAATACTGCAGTGCTAGGGTCTCTGAATCGCTGGCTGATCTCCTGCTTGCCTTGGACTATTACAGCATCAGCCCAAACATCTTCTGCCGGATTGCAGCCAGCCAATAAAATGCAGGGGAAAATTAAAGTTGCGTATAGCTTCATGCGTCCTCTACTGCGATAACTGACTAAACCCGTACAGGAAAAATCCCGCTGCTAGAATAACCCCGCCTAAAGCAATCCTGTTCGCGGTCTTTCCATGCCCAAGGGTTGACGATGCAAACAATATAACAGCGCCAATAGCAAAGGATAGGATGTAGACAGGCAGACTCATGCGGATCATTTCGCGGATGGTTCTGCCGCCGAATATAGCCTGCTGCTTAACTGATTGATATAGAGCCAGTTCGCAGTTTCAATGCCCGTCAACCGATATGCAGTAAATGTCAAATTGACACCACGCCAGCATGCAGCAACATCAACCGCCAAGCGCTGTACGGAATTTCCCGGTACTCTGGTGACGTAAACGGCGCCCGCCATTTGCGAATAGTTTGCGATCCTTTCGCGGGATTGAATGTAACTCCCACGATTTTTGCCGCTTCATTTTGCGACCAGCCGGCGGCCTTGATCAAAGCATCGACTTCGCCTGGTGTGGGTCCGATGTAACCAGGATCGCTAAACAGACGCGCAGATGGCAGCTGCTTGAGATCGTTCAGCGTGATCATGGCACCCACGTTGTATACCGCTTTTTCTTCACTCATGTGATTGCTCCGTTAAAAGTGGGGGCTGCGAGAGCCCCCGGTTATTGATTACAGCAGGCCCCGTTCCGCAAGACTCGTGGTGTGTTTGCCGCCGACGATGACGTGATCCAGCGTGCGGACGTCGATCAGCTCGAGTGCTGATTTCAGCTTGCGGGTGATGCTGATGTCTGCCTGACTTGGTTCTGCAATTCCTGATGGATGGTTGTGGGCAAAGATTACGGCCGCTGCGTTGTGAGTCAGTGCTGCGCGTACCACTTCGCGTGGATACACAGCGGCGGCATCGATCGTGCCACGGAACATTTCGTCCATCGCAATAACCTGATGTTGGTTGCTCAGGAAAATCACCACGAACACTTCGCTCAGTTGCGTCGCAAGATTCAGGGTTAGGTATTCGCGGGTATCGGCAGAGCTGGTAATGAAGGGGGTGGTCAACATTTTGCTGGATATGATTCTCAGCGCCTTGTTGATGGTTTTTCTTTCTGTGGTGGTGAACTGCATGGAGTATCTCCCGGTAAGCGGTCATGGATTTATTCCCGACCATGTGAGAGATATTACGCCCCATTGGGGCGGCATGCAAGAGGTTTTTTAATTTATTTTCTGCGTCTGCGAGCCGGCCCGAAGATGCGTAAACGAACGTTTTATTTATTGTTATGAAGCTAGTCCCCAGTATCAGCAACCAGGCCTTGAAAGCTGGCATGCCTTAAATTGCCATTCACCGTTGTTTCTACATAGGCAACTTTGCATCGAAGTTTCGGTTTAATCCACACTGGCTTTTTGCCCTCCCAATCTGGTGATTCGGGGAAGGGCTTTTTCCTGCTTTTTAAAGGTTCAAGCACGTCCTTGAGCTTCTTGCGCATCCGCTGATCAATCCCATTTCCAACCCGGCCGCCGTAGTGCAAACCATCGTCAGCGTTACGCGCCAGGATCAACCGGTCAAAATAATTGAATGATTCCGGCTCGGTGTAACCAGCGATGACAAACTCTTCTACGATTTCGGCCTTTACTTTAAGCCAGTCGCGCGTTCTTTCGCCTGAATGATAGGTCGACTGACCATCTTTGCCGACCATTCCTTCGAGGCCTTGCGCCTTCACGAGCTCAAAAAACGCCAGGCCATCTTTCGCTATGTGGTCCGAGTATTGGATCCGGCTGTCCGCATTAACAAGCTGGCCCTTCAGCATTTTCTTGCGCTCAACCAGAGGAACATTTCGGAGATCGATAGTGCTTAAATACAAAAGGTCAAAAACATAATAAACAATATTTCCTTGGTTGAATTCGGGGTGCTGGAGCCAGTTGAACACCGGCTTCCCTTCGTCGTTGAGCGCGACTACTTCGCCATCGAAAATGACATCGAGGGGGAGGGCGTCTACCGCTTTAACAATGTGCGGGTAGAGTTTGTTGAACGATTTCCCAGTGCGTGAAACAAGCCTAGTGTTTGCTCCATTTTTGAACGCAAGCGTGCGATACCCGTCCCACTTGATCTCGAATATCCAACCGTCGCGCTCGAACGGTTTATGGACGAGTGTGGCGAGCTGGGGAGAAACATCCGGCATCGGAGCTTTCTTTCCGCCCACCTCAATTGCAGCCTGGCGCCAATTGATTTGTTTCTTTGACCCATTCCTGGGCTTCTTAGGCTCGGTCATCGGAAACATCTTCGGGCGGGGAGTCATCAGGACCAATGGTAACGAATAGATGCGGATCAGCTTCAGATGCAGGTTGTACTTCAATATCGATGTATTTCTCGTTCTTTAGTTCGTACGGCTTTGCAGCGTCGTCCGATATTTCGCTTTCCAATTCTTCAGCGTCGTCTGCTTCAGAATCAGCAACCAGGCGGATTTGTAATCCATACTCTTCGATGGGGATATTGAATTCCGCGCTGCCGGTGTGACGCCGCAGCTCAAGCGCGACAGCTATCAATTGTTCTTCTAACCTGTTCCTTTCTTTATTCCATTCTTCAACTGACATATCCATGTCAAATACTCCTGTGTTGCGGGCAGATCGGGTTAAATTATAGTATGAACCCGGCTCATGCTGAGCCAGACCATAGCGAAAAGGAGATTCATCATGGCAAATCAAATCCATGTATTGCCCGGAGAAGCTGGCGGTTGGGACATCAAACGAGACGATTCTGACAAAGCCACATTGCACGCTGCGACAAAAGAAGACGCAGTGCAGCGAGCACGAGAGATTGCGAAAAAGCAGGAAATGGAACTCGTGATTCACAATCAGGACGGAACAATTTCAGAGAAGGACAGCTACGGTAACGATCCAAGCCCGCCGAAGGGTTGATATCAGTGCCGCGTCGAATCCCCCGTTAGATTGTATTTATTTCTTCTGAATATGTAGTGCGGGCCTTCGACTCGTACCGTTAGATTTAACCGAGTCGCCAAGGCTGACGACTGGCCGCCAGTCAGTGACGCTGCTGGGATCAAAATGGAACCACGGCCCGACAGAACTTCGTGCTCTATCATTGCAGTCCAGAACTCTTCACTGTTGTCCGCATCGTCGATATTCATCTGCGGCGTGGTCGTCCTGGCCCCTTCGAAAATATAGAATAGTCTATCGCCATCAACTTGCCCTCAACCTCCTCAAGATGATTGCGCCTGTAAGTGTTTCCGCATCTGATACATTTGTAGGGCTCCCGATAAGGCTCTTCGTATTCTTCAGGTTTGAGCTCAACAATCTCGTGGGCACACTTTTCGCGCAGACCAATGGCAAGATGGCTGAGGCTGGAAATGCATCCGTCGGTCACGCCGGTCGTCCTTGAATCTCAAAGCTATCACCAATGGCATTCCACTGGCTTACCTTACCAATAGGTGTGACGCGCTGCGTTCGGATAATCTTCGATTCGAGCAACGGCTCAAATTCTTCTACCTTGTCGAAATCAGGATCGAGCCATTTATCGATTAATCCCTTGTTCGTGTAATCGAGCAGCATTGGCATTGATTTGGGGTGTATGTTTTCCCAACCTGGCACTGGCGGCAGGGTGATGATCGAAGCTGAATTTATTAATTCGCCAGTCTCGCGATTCAGCCACGTTTTATAAAGCCCACCGAAGGTAATCAACCGGCCAGGCTCTTCAATCATGTGCGCCGTCTTGCTGCCTTTATCTCCTGCAGTTTCAATAAATGCCGATGCCGGTATTAGGCAACGGCTCTTGCGGTATGGAAGGTAGGCCAACGACTTCGGAACGTTGAGCTTGTCGTATCGCGAATTGAAGCAGGCCAGCTTCGCAGGTTTCAGGTCTGGAAGCATCAACAGAAGCCACCACTTGGCATCCTCTACAGTTCGACGCCCGTCCTTTTCTCTTATGATAGAAATCGTTGATCCGGGAGAGACATCTTCGCTATACCGTGGCTCGCCCTCCGCATTTAAAAAGGCGAGCAGCTCCTCGAGATCGGTGCCTGGTGTTAGTTTATATCTGCCACACATAATTACTCACTTATGCTGCATGTGCAGCAACCTTGTACTGTTCGAATGCCGCCTAGACCAGCTGAAGTTGTTCGATGGTGAAATGGCCTTCCATACATAAACCGGTCGGGCCCACCACTACCGTTCGCATAGCCCGCCGCCAATTGCTTGATAGAAGGCTTGCTCTGCTAGCTTGCCGTCCTTGGTCATCGCCATAGCTCCTGTGTTCCGATCAAATTCTAACCAGATTTGAATTAGCGTAAAATGCCCGCAGGAGAGGACACATGGACGAAAAGGCAAAAGTCACAGCGGATGGCTGTGAGGTAACGT